AGACCGAGTTCGTGATGACATGAACTACATGCTGACCGAAAAGATGATCGACTACCGCTCGGAACATGAGCGGATGCTGTACTCCTTGGGTCTTGCAGGGGCGGCGTTCAAGAAGATCTACCCGAATCCCAGTACAGAACTTCCTGCTGCGCCTTTTGTCCCGGCTGAAGACCTGATCATGCCCTACGGGGCGTCAAATGTTTACACCGCCGAACGCGTTACTCATGTGATGCGTAAAACTGAGAACGAACTAAAAAAACTGCAAGTAGCGGGCTTCTACAAAGAAGCAGATTTGGGCGAACCTACGCGGTTCTTCACTGACATTGAGAAGAAAAAGGCCGAAGAGCAAGGGTATACCCTTACCGATGATGATCGGTATCAGGTATTGGAAATACACGTAGACATGGACTTGCCGGGGTATGAAGATGAGATTCCTCTGCCGTATGTCATTACGATTGAGAGGGGCACTCAGGAAGTTCTGGCGATCCGAAGGAATTGGGATGAAGCCGACCGAAAGAAACTCAAGCGACAGCACTTCGTACAGTACACGTACATTCCTGGTTTTGGCGCTTATGGCTTGGGTTATATCCACCTTATTGGTGGTTATGCTCGCGCTGGCACTTCCATCATTCGCCAACTCGTAGATGCGGGTACCCTGTCAAATTTGCCGGGGGGGCTCAAATCTCGTGGTCTGAGGATCAAGGGTGACGACACTCCCATTGCTCCGGGCGAGTTCCGGGATGTGGATATTCCTTCTGGAAGTGTGCGTGACAACATCATGCCGCTGCCTTACAAGGAGCCAAGTCAGGTTCTGGCAGCGCTGCTTCAACAAATTACGGAAGATGGCCGAAGACTTGCCGCAATTGCTGATTTGAAGGTCAGTGATATGTCGGCCCAAGCCCCTGTAGGGACCACGCTGGCTATCCTTGAACGACAGTTGAAGACCATGAGCGCTGTTCAAGCGCGGGTTCATGCGTCTCTCCGCATGGAGTTCAAGATCCTTAAGGGGATCATCAGGGATTTCCTGCCAAGTGAGTATTCCTACACCCCAGAAGGTGGGGACCGGAACGTCAAGCAAGCCGACTACGATCTGGTTGAGGTTATTCCAGTCAGTGATCCCAACGCGGCCACGATGGCGCAGCGGATCATGCAGTACCAAGCTGCTCTTCAACTGGCTCAAGGTGCTCCGCAGATTTACGATCTACCCCAACTTCACAGGCAGATGCTTGAGGTTTTGGGCATCAAGAACGCCGAGAAACTTGTTGCACTGCCACAAGACCAGAAGCCTCAAGATCCCGTAACGGAGAACATGAATGTTCTGAGGGGCAAGCCTCTGAAGGCTTTTGCTTACCAAGACCATGAGGCTCATTTGGGTACGCACCAAATGTTTATGCAAGACCCGAAGGTAATGTCCACGCTTGGGCAGAACCCCATGGCGCAGCAAATGATGGCAGCACTCATGGCGCATATTGCAGAGCATGCCGCGTTTGCATACCGGGCTCAAGTTGAGATGGCTCTTGGTGTTCCGTTGCCTGCGCTTGATGACGAATCCAACTCCCCCATTGCACCAGAAGACGAGAAGGCTCTGGCCCCGCTAATCGCTGCTGCTGCGCAAAGGACGATGGTCCAAAACCAAGCTATGGCGGCTCAAATGCAAGCCCAGCAGCAAGCGCAAAACCCTGAACTCCAAATGGCTCAAGCAGAACTGCAACTCAAGCAAGCCGAGATGCAACGTAAAGCTCAGAACGACCAAATGGACTTTCAAATTGCACAAGGAAAGCTACAACTTGAGCAGCAGCGTTTGGCTTTGGAAGCTCAACGCCGACCCGGCGAAGACCCGCAACTCAAGGCCATGATGGCGCAACAAGAATTGTCTGCAAAGAGCGCCCGCGCTCAGCAAGAATTGCAACAAAAGGAACAAGTTCATCAACAAAAGATTCGTCAACAAGTACAAGCCGATGCGATCAAAACTCGGCAGCAGATGATGAAGCAACCAAGGGGTAACAAATGACTACTGCGTTGGACGTAGTTATTAAGGAACTGGAAGAGCGCCGCGAATCCATCGCACAAGCGCTCCTCTCAGGCTCGGCAAAAGACTTTGCCGAATATCGTGACTTGTGTGGTGAGATTCGAGGCCTATCACGCGCACATGCTTTCATAACTGACCTCGCGAGAAAGATGGAAAACGATGAGTGAACTACTCCTGAGCGATGGGCAAACCGAAACGGTACTGCCTGGGACGGATGCGGAAAAGGCACGACAACTGCCTGACCCCAAAACCTACCACTTGCTCTGTGCGCTGCCCAAAGCAGACACCGAGTACGAAAGCGGCCTGCTGAAAGCGGGGCAGACCATGCATTACGAAGAGGTGCTGAGTCCGGTGCTGTGGGTTGTGAAGATGGGGCCGGATTGCTACAAAGATCCGCTGCGGTTTCCCAGTGGGCCGTCATGCAAAGTCGGTGACTTTGTGCTGGTTCGACCAAACACGGGAACGCGCCTGCGGATTCATGGGCAGGAATTTCGCTTGCTAAATGACGATAGCGTTGAAGCAACCGTTCAAGATCCTCGCGGTATCAAGCGCGCAAGCTAAGGAGTAACACATGGAAACATTCAAGTTCCCGGACGAAGTCCAAAAGGAAGCTCCTGCCGAAGACAAGGTGGAGTTTGAGGTTGAGGGCGAAGCCGAGATCGAGGTCGTTGATGACACCCCCGAGGAGGATCGTGGCCGCCAGCCCATGAAGGAAGCCCCGTCAGAAGTGACGGATGATGAACTCTCTCAGTATTCTGAGGGCGTCAAGAAGCGCATCCAGCACATCTCCAAGGGCTACCACGAAGAACGCAGGGCCAAGGAGTCAGCCTTGCGTGAGCGCGAGGAAGCAGTGCGACTGGCTCAAAACCTCATGGAGGAGAACAAGAAACTCCAAGGCAGTTTGGGCCAGGGGCAGCAGGCTTTGCTTGAGCAGGCCAAGAAAGTTGTTGCCAACGAGGTGGAGCAGGCCAAGGTCAAATACAAGCAGGCATATGAATCCGGTGATTCAGATGCACTTGTTGCGGCTCAGGAAGACCTCACGACCGCCAAAATTAGGGCTGAGCGGGTAAATAACTTCAAGCCAGCCCCTTTACAGGCTCCTCAACCTGTAGTACAAACCGCTCCGCAAGCTCAAGAGTTTGTGCCGCAAGTTGATTCCAGAGCCCGTGCGTGGCAAGACACAAATCCGTGGTTTGGAAAAGACGAGGAAATGACGGCGCTGGCTCTTGCGGTACATGAAAAACTTGTGAACAACGGGGTCAACCCGACCAGTGATGAGTACTACGAGAAGATCAATTCCCGTGTACGACAAATTTTTCCGGATGCGTTCCCTTCGGAAAGAAAGAAATCATCGGTTGTCGCCCCCGCCACGCGCAGCACAGCGTCTAAAAAGATCGTGTTGACGCAATCACAAGTGAATCTTGCCAAGCGGATGGGACTGACACCTGAGCAGTACGCCCGTGAGGTAGCAAAGTTGGAAAGGACTCAAAATGGCTGAACGCAATCCCCGTGAACTGGACACTCGTGCAAAATCCGAGCGCCCGAAGATGTGGATGGCCCCGGAAACTCTGCCTTCTCCCAACCCGGAGGAAGGTTATGCGTTCCGGTGGATTCGCCTGAGCATGGTCGGCAAAGACGACCCTGGCAATGTGTCCTCGAAACTTCGCGAAGGCTGGGAGCCTGTGAAGGCCAGCGAGCACCCTGAAATTCAACTGATCGGAGGCGGCTCGGGTCGCTTCCCAGACAGCATTGAGATCGGTGGCCTGCTGCTTTGCAAAACACCAAAAGAGTTTGTCGCGCAGCGCGATGCTTGGTACCGCAATCAGGCGGATGGGCAGATGCACAGCATTGACAACAATTTCATGCGCGAGAACGATGCCCGCATGCCTCTCTTCCGAGAGCGCAGGACCGAGGTGACGTTCGGACGCGGTACTTAATTCAAGGAGTCTTTCATGGCTTATCCGACGATTGACAAGCCCTATGGGCTACAGCCGGTCAATCTGAAGGGCGGTATCCCGTTTGCGGGTTCCACCCGGATGATTCCCATCGGCCAGGGTTACGCCACTTCCATCTTTGATGGCGATGTGGTGGGCCTCTCCAACGGCAACGCGGTTATCACTCCGTACAACGCAGATACACAATCTGCCGCAGCGGCTGGTGACATCGTTGGCGTTTTCCTCGGCTGTGAGTACAGCACCCAAGCTGGCCCGATCTACGGCAAGCTGCGGCAGCAGTACTACCCCGCCTCCACCAATGCGCCTGATGCGGTTGCTTACGTGCTGGATGACCCCAACGCTGTCTTCAAGACGGCAGTGGTGACGCAGCCCCAAGGTGCCGCAAACTCGCAACTCAACACGGGCACGACCATCGGCTACATGTCGCCGTCGTTTCTCGGCACCAATGCGTTCCTCGTCGCAGGCAACGGTGGTGTCGTGGCAACGGGCAACTCGCTGGCTGGTGTCTCGGGTGGCAACCCCACGGTGGCGTCTTCTGTTGCGGGTAACATCCGTCAGACGGTCGGCACTGGTGCGGGCACCTCGCCCTGCCTGCGCGTGATCCAACTGGTGCCTGACACGGTGGTTACGGTCTCCACGGCCCTGACCTCCTCGCCTGCTGGCGGCACGACCTTCACGGTGGCCTCCACCGCTGGTCTGCAACCCGGCATGCAGTGTGTCATCGCTGGTATCTCGGGCACTACTGCTGGTTCTCCCGGCAGCAACCTGACGGTTACCGGCGTGGTGACCAGCACTTCGACCATCACGGTGTCCGCAAACGTGACCGCTTCCTCCGGGACAGTGGTGACGTTCCTCGGCTACCCCGAGGTCATCGTTGGGTGGAACTTCGGTTACCACTCGTATCTGTTGGCCGCTGGCGTCTAAGGAGCATCCATCATGGCAATTTCACGTGCCCAGCTACTCAAGGAACTGCTCCCTGGTCTGAACGCTCTGTTCGGCCTGGAGTACAAGTCGTACGGCGAAGAGCATAAGGAGATTTACACCACTGAATCTTCTGACCGCTCGTTTGAAGAAGAGCAGAAGCTCGCTGGCTTCGGCGCTGCCCCGGTAAAGAACGAAGGCCAAGCCCTGTCGTATGACAACGCTCAGGAAGCCTGGACCGCTCGTTTCAACCATGAGACCATCGCTATGGGTTTCTCCATCACCGAAGAGGCGATGGAAGACAATCTGTACGACAGCCTTTCGACCCGCTACACGAAGGCCCTGGCTCGCGCTATGGCCTACACGAAGCAGATCAAGGCTGCAACGATCCTGAACCAAGGCTTCAACAGCGCCGTGACCTACGGCGATGGGCAGTCTCTGTTCTCGACCGCTCACCCGCTGGTCTCAGGCGGCACCAACAGCAATCGTCCTACCACCGCAGCCGATCTGAACGAGACTTCCCTGGAAGCCGCCGTCATCCAGATCGCCGGGTGGACAGACGAAAAGGGTCTGCTGATCGCCGCTCGCCCCCGCAAGCTGATCGTCCCCCCGCAACTCCAGTTCGTCGCAACCCGACTGCTGGAGACCTCACTGCGTGTCGGCACCACCGACAACGATGTGAACGCGCTCAAGACGAACGGCTCCATCCCGGAAGGCTACGTCATCAACCACTTCTTGACCGACACGAACGCGTGGTTCTTGAAGACTGATGTGCCCAACGGCCTGAAGCACTTCGTGCGGGTGCCGATGTCCACTTCGATGGATCAAGATTTCGACAGTGGGAACCATCGTTTCAAGGCCCGCGAACGCTACGTGTTTGGGGTCGCCGATCCGCTTGGAGCCTTCGGAAGCCCTGGTTCGTCCTGATCCAACACTGGGTAACCAGCAAGGGGGCTTCGGCCCCCTTTTCTTTTGCTTGACATCCCCGCCCGCCAGAGGTATAAACACCCCATTCCTAGCCCTTCACGCTTGCCGACCCGACTAGGCGGGGACTTCTCCTCAGAGACGGCAAGAGCAGATTTGAGGATGAATCATGTCGTTTTCGACCTTCTCTGGGCCAATCCGCTCGGGCACCGTCCGCGAAGGCGCGGCTGAGAACACCGGCCTTGTTGTCCTGACCCAGTCCTACGACACGGGGGTTGTGACCGCTGGCACGGGCAACGTCGATGCCCAGCTCGGCATCCTTCCTGCGGGCTCGCAGATCGTCAACATTTTGATTGATCAGGTTGTGGTCCCCGGTGGGACTTCGACTTCCACAATCTCGGTGGGCTCCACTTCTGGCGGTGCGGAACTGTCTGCTGCGGTCGTAACGACTGCTGGCGGTCGGTTCACGGGCACGGCCACTGCTGCTACTCAGTTGGCTTGGCAGACCTCTACCAGTGCTGACACCCCGGTGTTCGTGCGGTACGCGGTGGGTGTTGCTGCTGGTGTGGGGCGAGCCATCGTCACGGTGGTGTACGTTCAGCGGGCCAGCAACGGCGCTCAGCAGCCTGTCAGCGCCTAACAGCAACGGGCTCTTAGGAGCCCATCACTGAGGGAGGCACATGCGCCCAGTAACCTACAGCATCACGGGGACTGGTGTTTCGGGGGTGTATCCGCCCGATCACTACGTCTCCCCGTTCAATCTTGCGCTTGGCGTCACTGTCACCGGCACGGTCAACTACACGGTGCAGTACACCTTTGACGATGTGTTTGCCAAGGACTTCACGCCATCTTCGGCAAACTGGGTGGATCACCCATCGTTGACGGCTCAAACAGCCACCAAGGACTCCAACATTGCCTATCCTGTGCGGGGCGTTCGTTTGAACGTAGCCAGCGGGACGGGCACGACTCGTCTGACCATCATCCAGGCAGGCGGCGGAGGGTTGTCATGATCGCTACTGACATCACTGGTGGTGCGGCTGGCGGCATGGATCAGATGTTGACGCTGCTTCAGGCGGTGTCGGATGACCCGAAAGGCTATGCGGCAAAACTGAAAGCGTTGCAAGACGCCACCGAGGAGCACAAGAAGTTTGTTGCTTTGGTGTCGCCCACTGGCGATGTTTTGCGAGCGCGAGAAGAAGTTGCTGCCGACAGAATTGTCGCTAAGCAAGAAGTGGCCGATGCCAAGGCCGAAGCAACGAAGATCAAGGCAGATGCCAAGGCTGCTGCCAAGGTGACTACGGACAAGGCCGACAAGATTTTGACTGAGGCGCAAGAGCAGGCGACAAAATTAACGGCTGAGGCTCAGAAGGAACTGCTTGATGCCAAGTCGGCTACCGCTGCGCTGAAGGCTCAAACAGCCGCTGCGTCTGCTGCTGAGAAAGCGGCTCAGGCCCGGGCGGATGAACTGACGAAAATGCAGTCTGAAGCCAAGGCGGAATTTGATGCGGCTCAGGCCGAACGCGCCGCGCTGATTGCCAAGGTCGAGGCTTTCGCCAAGGGGTTGTAAATGACGGGCATCGTCGATTTTCGCACCGAACTTCTCGGCGAAACCGGCGCACCGATCACCGCTTCTAACCCGTTACCCACGACAGGTGGTGGCGGCTCAGGCGTATTTGGCCCATATGCGCTGAACGACTTTGAAAATGGGGCAACGCTGTATGTCGGGAAGGTGAAATCAAATGGGGTATGGCTTCTCCAACGGTACGATCAAACATCTGGCGCGATGCGTTACGCGAACAAATCGAACAACTCAGGAGTTGCGACTTACGCATCTGCGTGGAGTAGCAGGACGACGTTAACCTACGCCCAGTTCCAAAGTTTAACCGGAGTTTAAAATGGCATCATTTAACAAGTTCAATGCATGGGTCGACAACATGGTGGAAGTTGCCAATCTTGGCACCGACCAGTTTGTGATTGCGCTCACCAACACTGCGCCCGTGGCGACCAACAGTGTGGTAGCGGACATTACGCAGATTACTTACACCAATCTGTCCTCGCGCAACGTCACCACGACCAGTTCTTCGCAGACTAGCGGTACTTACACGCTGGTGTTGCAGGACTTGGTGTTGACAGCCTCGGGTTCGGTCGGGCCTTTCCGCTATGTCGTGCTGTTCGATGACACGCCGACTTCTCCGGCTGATCCGCTCGTCGGCTGGTGGGACTACGGCTCGTCGATTACGATGGCGAACGGCGAGACGTTCACGGTTGACTTCACTGGCGCGGCGATCACTTTATCGTAGGTATCAATATGACAACTTTGGCTCAAAAAGTAGCAGACTTTCCAGCATCAATGCCGGATTGGGAAATTGCTGAGGTATTGAATGCGCCCGACCCTACTCTGCCAATGAAGCTGACTTCTAGGCGCATTGGCGCTGGAACAATTATTGAAACGATGGGGCTTGGCGCTGTTGGCGGTGGTGTTTTTATTTCAAAGTTGCGCGGATGGGCAGAAAACCCAGAGACAATTCCTGCACAATTATCTGACAATGTTAAAGACATTGCGGAAATATTGCCCGTTATTGACCGTGGTGATTTAGAAGTGTTAAACAACTCAGTTCGCACAATGATTGACACGCTTGCCGCGCTTGGACACATGACGCAAGCGCAAGCAGCGGCGTTAAAAGCGCTGGCAAACAATGTTAATCAATCATGGGCTGAGCATTACAACATCGTCGTCACGGCGCGTACCGTAGGTATTGCGCGAGGCGCGCAGGAGTAGAGCATGGCTATCGCAAAATGGGCCGCACCATCAGCGCGGTCGAGCAACTTCGCCGGGACAACGCTGAACTCTCTCGCCAACGCGGGCGAATCGGCCGTCGTCACCTACGACAACAGCACCAACCGCGACCTGTACGGCGTGGTGACCGTCAAGCTGGGGTCGATCACCCCCGCGACTGGCGGCTCGATCACGGTTCGCGTGACGCTGAACGACGGCACCGACACGGCAGACCGCATCGGCGGCGACCTGTATGTCGTCCCGCTGACCAGCGGCGCATCGGCAAAGGTCGCGGTCATCAACATGGTGCGGCTGTACCCGTACTCCATGCGCTTGAGCGTCGTGAACAACGCTGGCGTGGCGTTCGCCGCGTCAGGCAACGAACTTTATGTCCGTCCTTGGAACGAGGACGTGACCTGATATGCCGCGCGGCGTGAACCGATACGACGAGGCGCAGCTTCAGCAGCGACTGTGGACGCCTGATCTCCTGCGGCCTGCGCTGTGGCTTGATGCTGCTGATGCTTCTACAGTTTCAGTAGCAACAGGCGTAAGTGAGTGGCGCGACAAGAGTGGAAACGGGCGGCATTTTACGCAGACAACCACGGCCAACCAGCCAGCGTATAACCGGAACGGCATTAACGGTCTGGGCAGCATCTCGTTCGACGGCACCGCCAAAGCACTACAAAGAACACCCGAGGCGTGGGCGTTTCAATATCCAGTCACGGCATTCATCGTGTTTCGGGCGGCCGCATTCAACGGCTCCTACAACTCATTATTTGAGTTTTACACCGTAGGCGGTCAAACAACTGCCGGATGGAGTGACCTCATCAACCCAAGCTTGCGGTCTGCGGTTTATGCAACAAACACCATTGGAACACAGAACTTCTATGACGGGTCTGGGGTGGTGACTTACGCTACAAATCGAACCTACATCTTCACAGGCGCACATCAGAACAACTCGATAGTTGGACTCCAGAACGGAAACACAGACGGCAGCAACTCCGGCTCCTATACGTTGCGGACAAATTTAGGGGCATCTCCACTATACATCGGCTCATCTCCTTTGTTCACTCGATACACTAACTGGCAAATCGGTGAAGTGATTATCACGAATAATGCGGCGCTATCGACATCTGACCGATTGAAGGTTGAGGGATATCTCGCGTGGAAATGGGGCATCGCCTCTAACGTGGTGACGAGCAGCCCATTTGTAAACCGCCCGCCGCTGATCGGGGACTGACGTGCTGCGCGTCCGACAGCCGCAACTTTCAACGCCGACTGCTGGAGGTTTTACGCTGTCGGCAGATGGTGCGACGTACACCTACTCTGGGAACGACGCGAATCTTCTGTTTAACCGACTGCTGTCCGCAGACGGTGGGACCTACACATACGCCGGGAACAACGCCAACACACTGTTCAACCGACTCGTCGGAGCGGACGGCGGCGTATACTCGTATGCGGGAAACAACGCGAACACTTTGTTCAATCGCCGCGTTGGCTCGGACGGTGGGACGTTCGCCTACAGCGGTAACGACGCAAATCTTCTCTTCGGCTACCGCCTCCTCGCCGATGGTGGAAGCTACACGTACAGCGGCAACAACGCTGATCTTATCTACACCCCCATCGGCGGCTTTACACTCGTCGCCGATGGGGCGACCTACACGTATTCGGGCAACGACGCTAACCTTCTGTTCAACCGACTTGTCGGTGCGGACGGAGGGATCTACACATATAGCGGCAACAACTCGAACCTGTTCTTCAATCGTGTTGTTGCGGCGGACGGCGGACTGTTCACCTATTCGGGCAATAACGCCAACCTTCTCTGCGGAAGGCGCATTGCCTCGGACGGTGAAACGTTCGCCTATAGCGGAAATGACGCGAACCTTCTCTTCGGCTACAACCTACTCGCCGACGGCGGGAGTTACACGTACAGCGGCAACGATGCTGACCTGTTTTACAGCAGGCTTTTGGCAGCAGATGGAGCGACCTACCCCTACACCGGCAACGACGCCAACCTGTTTTACAGCAGGCTTTTGGCAGCAGATGGAACGGTCTATTCATATGCTGGAAACGATGCTACGCTCGATTACCAGCCTGCGGGGGTCTGCCCGAGCGTGGCCCAGATTTGGGCGTATCAGTTGCTTCCGGGCGTCACCGCAGGACAGATGTTGACTGACTTGTGGTTGGCGAGAAATAACGGATTGACTCTTCCCGAATACTTGGCTTTGAAAGATTAGACATAGGAAACCCCAATGGCTAAATCACCAGCATGGCAACGGGCTGAAGGCAAAAATCCCAAAGGCGGGCTAAATGCCAAAGGTCGCGCATCCTATAATCGGGCAAATCCCGGTAAGCCGGGGTTGAAGCCGCCTGCGCCCAACCCGAAAACGGAAAAGGACGCGGCTCGGCGCAAGTCATTTTGCTCTCGCATGAGCGGGATGCCTGGGCCGATGAAGGATGAAAAGGGTAGGCCAACAAGAAAAGCGCTATCTTTGAAAGCGTGGAACTGCTGATAGGTAAAAAAATGGCAAAGTATCGTTTAATCCGGCGATCAATCAAAATTGTTGGTTTGATCTTTGCGCTTCCTGCAACAAGTGCTGTTGTTGTAAAAGAAATGGTGCAAGCAAGTGCGCCTGCGCCAGCAATTTTGCATCACAAGGCTGATCTTGTTGACGCCGCGATGAAAGCGGCACCGCCTGTTGCTGTAAGCGGAGCGGCAGCAGCAGGAGTTCAAGTCAATGATCTGGTTTTTTGGGCCACATTGTTTTGGATATTGTTGCAAAGTGCATTTTTGATTTACAAGTGGAAGCGATTGCACGACAGCAAGGACACTCTTGACGAGAAAAAATAGTGCCTGTTAAATCAGAAGCACAACGGCGGCTGATGTATGCTGCCATGAAAGATCCCAAGGGTACAGGCATCCCCCGTAGTGTTGCCGAGAAGTTTGTCGGGCCGAAGGCCCATAAGGAGTCTGATATGAAGAAACCTATGCCTGCCTTCCTGATGAAGGACGAAAAGAAGAAGCCCAAGAAGATGATGGGCGGCGGCATGGCCTACGCCAAGGGCGGATCAGTCCGTGGCAGCGGCTGCGAACAGCGCTCCAAGAAGTGCAAGGTGTACTGATGCGAGCATCTCGCGGCATGGGAGCAATCAGGGATGAACTCAAACGTCCCAAGAAACTTGCCAAGGGTGGTGGTCTCTATGACAACATCCATGCCAAGCGTGCCCGCATTGCCGCAGGATCGGGCGAAGCCATGCGCAAGCCGGGTGCTCCCGGCGCTCCTACTGCCAAAGCGTTTAAGCAGTCCAAACTGACGGCGAAGTAAAATGGCAACCTCTGGAACAGCCACTTTCAACATTGATCTTAATGAGATTGTTGAAGAAGCATTTGAGCGGTGTGGCGCAGAGCTTCGGACTGGTTATGACTTGCGCACTGCACGACGGTCGTTAAATTTGCTTTTCACGCAGTGGGCGAACATGGGGGTGAATTTGTGGACGATTGAGCAAGGCTCACAAGTCCTGACACCCGGTACAAATACCTACACGCTCCCCGCCGACACGGTAGATTTGCTTGAACACGTAATCCGCACGGGCGCAGGCAATGTCTCCACGCAAACAGACCTGACCATCACGCGCATCTCGGTCTCCACGTACTCCAGCATCCCGAACAAGCTCCAGTCCGCAAGGCCGATTCAGATCTGGATCAACCGCCAAGGCCCTGCCCCGCAGTTCACGGTGTGGCCCACGCCCGACAATTCTCAGACCTACACGCTGGTGTACTGGCGCTTGCGCAGGATGCAGGACGCCGGGGCCGGTGGCACGTACACGCAGGACATTCCGTTCCGCTTCTTGAACGCGCTGGTGGCGGGGCTTGCATACTACCTGTCCATGAAGATTCCAGGCGCGATGGAAAGGATGCAGGTATTGAAGCAGCAGTACGACGAGGCTTGGGACCTTGCCAGTTCCGAGGACCGTGAGAAGGCAGCGGTACGCTTTGTGCCACGACAATACTTCATGGGATAAGCTATGCCATACCGCAAGAAGCATTTTTTGGAAACCTCTCCTAAAGAGCGAGAGTTTCGGCAAGCAATGGACATGAAACGCAATGGGCGAGATGCTATTGACGGGTACTACCCTGAAGCTACACTGCTACCTTTTGGCAAAGTGCCAAATGTTATGCGCAATGGCGGGGCTATTTCTCGCGTCAAACCTGATAGTGCTGTAGGTGACGCCAAAGAAGCAGTCAACAAAGTTAAGCATGACGTTGTGTTGCGTCAAATTGTTGAAGAAAAACCCAAAGAAGAAAAAGAGTACAAACGCGGCGGCAGTGTCCGTGGAAACGGGATTGCCAAACGGGGCAAGACCAAGGGTCGGTTTGTATGAGCAATAGGTTTGCCAATGGCGCGAAGGCATTTGGCTTTTGCGATGTCTGCGGGTTCCGTTTCGACTTGAAGAAGCTGAAGAACCTTGTAGTCAAGACCAAGCAGACACAGATCAAAGCGTGCCCTCAGTGCTGGACTCCAGACCAGCCGCAGTTGCAACTCGGGATGTATCCCGTTTCGGACCCCCAGGCCATCCGCGATCCACGCCCTGACACGAACACATGGTTGTCCTCTGGCGTAACGGCTACGGGCTCCTTCGGTGAGGGGAGCCGAGTCATTGAGTGGGGCTGGAACCCTGTGGGTGGAGCCAGAAGTTTTGATGATGGATTGACCCCCAATGCCTTGGTAGGCCGGGGATATGTTGGTACAGTAACCGTGTCCGTTTCCTAAGGAGCGATGATGAAAACTGCAATGCGCAAAGTTGCCAAGGAAGAAGTTGGCAAGCATGTGAAAGCCATGCACGGCAAAGCCTTCAAGAAGGGCGGTCCCACCTCTGAGGACCGCATGAAGATGGGCAAGAACCTGTCTCGCGTTGCCAACCAGAAGTCGGGGTGAAGCATGGGCAAGATCACAAAACTGCCGCCCGCCAAGATGGGCCTGCCGCAGGGCACCGAGAACCCTCGGGATATGTGCGTGGTGGTTGGAAATATCTCCAAGGAACCCGCTCCGCCGACCAAGACCTCGGGGATCAAAACCCGTGGGAACGGCTGCGCAACACGTGGAACGATGGCTAGAGGGCCGATGGCGTGAATTACACCGAGTTGAAGACTGCCGTTGAGGATTTTTCTGAGAATACGTTCTCAGCGACGGACTTTGCTACGCTCACGAAACTGAGCGAGCAAAAAATCTACAACTCGGTTCAACTTCCCAACCTGCGGAAAACGTCAAATTTAACGCTAGCCATTGGGAACCCGCTGCTTGTTGTTCCGACAGATTTCCTGTCGGCGTTCTCGTTTGGCGTGACGGAAGGCACCACGTTCAGTTTCCTGCTGAACAAGGATGTCAACTTCATCCGTGAGGCTTTCCCCAACGCAGCAAGCACGGGCACGCCAAAGTATTACGCGCTGTACGGGACGCAGACTCCGCTGGTGCAGTCTTTCTTGCTGGGGCCTACGCCCGGTGCGGCGCTGACGGCGGAACTGAATTACTTCTACTACCCCGAGAGCATTGTCACGGCCACGACAACATGGCTTGGCGACAACTTTGACTCTGTGCTGTTCAACGCAGTGATGGTTGAAGCGGCGCGGTTCATGAAGCAAGAGCAGGACATCGTGGCGATGTACAACGATCAGTACGTCCAGTCTCTCACGTTGCTGAAGAATCTCGGAGATGGGAAAGATCGGCAGGACGCATACCGTACAGGGCAAGTCAGGACACAGGTGGTGTAAATGGCGCTCATCCAGGGGCTATGCTCTTCGTTCAAACAGGAGTCCTGGCTGGGTATTCATGACCTTGACACGGACGTTCTGAAACTGGCGCTGTACATCAGCGCTGCGGATCTTGGTCCGTCCACCACGGTTTACACAACTTCAAGTGAAGTTGTTGGTACAGGCTACACCGCTGGTGGAGAGATTTTGCTGAACCCGCAAGTCCTTCTGTCTGGCACCACGGCGTACTTCAGTTGTGACAACGCAGCGTGGCCGGGGTCAAGTTTTGTTGTTCGGGGCGGGTTGATCTACAACTCTTCCAAGGCAGACCGTGCGATTGCGGTGCTGGACTTCGGCGCTGACAAAACTGCCGGTCCAAATTTCACGGTTCAGATTCCAGCGGCAACGGCATCGACTGCTTTGCTGCGCTTTGCTTGAGGTAAAAAATGCCTTCTTCATATACCACCAGTCTTCGTCTTACGCTTCCTGCTACGGGCGAACTCGCGGGGACTTGGGGCAGTACCGTTAATACAGGCATTACTGAACTCCTTGACGCCGCTGTTGCGGGCACCGCTACGATCTCTACGTGGGGTGGTGCGGGTGTTGCGTACACCCTGAGCAACAATTCTGGCACTGCGGATGAAGCACGCCGGATGTTCATCGTGGCGACGGGCACGCCTGGGGAAGCCAAGAACGTCATCTGCCCTGCGGTCAGCAAGTTTTACGTGTTCAGGAACGACACGACAGGCGGCTTTGCGCTGACGCTAAAAACTTCAGGGGGCACCGGGATTGCGGTCCCTGCGGGCCAGTACAAGTTCCTGTACTGCGATGATACGAACGTGGTGGAGATGTTCAACTCTGCCGGGGCGTTGACCCTGAGCGGAGCTTTGTCTGTGGGCGGAACCGCGACGTTCGCCGCGAACCCGACGCTTTCAGCAGGCACCGCCAACGGCGTCCTGTACCTCAACGGCAGCAAGGTAGCGACGAGCGGGAGTGCGCTGGTTTTTGACGGTAGCAACCTCGGCTTGGGGGTGACGCCGAGTGCTTGGAGCGGCAAAGCGATAGAGGTTGGCAGCGCAGGTAATGCAATTTGGAATCTGAACCAGCAAAACTCATCGTTTACTTGCAACGCTTACTACGACGGTGCTTACAAATACGGGGGCACAGGATTAGCAAGCTCATACCAGCAGGCTGCTGGAGTGCATTATTGGTTCACCGCCCCCTCCGGCACCGCAGGCAACGCGATCAGCTTCACGCAGGCGCTCACGCTCACCAGCGGGGGGGATTTGCTGGTGGGGACGACGAGTCAGCCTGTTGGCGGCGTCACAACTCGGCTTGCTGTTGTGCAAAGCGCTGCCGATTACTCTCAGGTAATCAACAACACCAATGCTTCTCCATACGGTCTTTACATCAAACACAACACAGACAGTAACGGGGCGGGTAACCCTTTTATTGTGGCAGTAGGAAATGCAACGACTCGTTTTGCTGTTCGCTCAGATGGCGGAATTGAAAACTACAGCGGCAACAACGTCAACCTCTCCGACCGCCGCGAGAAGACCAACTTCGCCCCGGCCAAGAGTTACTTGGACACCATCTGCGCCATCCCGGTGCAGACCTTCAACTACATCGACCAGAGCGAAGACGATCCCGGCCTGACGCTGGGCGTGGTGGCGCAGGACATTCAAGCCGTCGCGCCTGAGTTGGTCATGGAGTCGAACTGGGGCACGGCAGAAGAGCCCAAGCAGCGCCTGAGCATCTACCAGACTGACCTGCAATATGCGCTGATGAAGTGCATTCAGGAACTCAAGGCACAGAACGACGACCTCCGCGCCCGAGTGGCCGCTCTCGAATCCTGAAAGGAACCCCCCATGCGAATCCTCCTCCTCACCTGCCTCGCCAGTGCCTTGCTCTCGGGCTGCGCCACAGACAAGGCGTATTACGACGCCATCGACGCCCGCACCCGCGCCGAGCAGACCATTGCCGTAGCCAAAGCCGAAGCCGACAAGGCCCGCTACCAAGCTATCGCCACGATGGGCAACTCCGGTGGTGATGCAGCCAAAGTGGCGGCGATGTTCAGCCTCATGCAGCAAGGCGCACCACAAGCGCAAGCCAGCATCGCCCCCATCGCGCCAGCCCCATCTGCGGTGGACAGGGTGCTTCAGGTGCTGCAACTGACCAACTCCATCGTGACGCCGTGGATCGGCCCGGTGATGACCTACAAGCAGGGCCAGACCAACGCCACTGTCGCCATCGCGCAGGCCCAGAGCAACCGCGACATCTTCCTCGGCAGCTACACCGCGCTGTCTCAGGTCGCGGCCAACATCCCGCAGCCCACGACCACGACAACCACCAACACGACCAACACGACCACCAACGCCAACCAGAGCACTACCAACGCCAACCAGAGCACCAACACAACGACGACTAGCACCAACAGCTTGGGCCGAGACGGTGTGATCGGTGCTGGCACGCTCACGCGCACATGCGCTGCGGGCGCTGGGGGCCTCGGCGCTGCGGGTGCAGCGGGTGGCTACGCGGCGGCGTCTCCCGCAACGGCCGCGTCGGGTGCGCCCGCCAGCACTCAATCCATCGGCGGCGCGGGCGGGGCAGGCAGCCCCGGCGGCGCTGGCGGTGCTCTCAACTGCTGAAAGGAACCACCATAAACTGGACCATCTCTTCTCTCGGCTACACCCTGCCCGAGTGCTGCGTGACCGTTGCCCACTGGCGCGTCACCAAGACCCAAGACGGCCACACCGGCAGCGTCTACGGCACCATCAGCCTGCCGCACAAAGATCACGACGCCCCTGATTTCATCCCCTACGACCAGATCACCGAAGCGCAAGTCATTCAGTGGGTCAAGGACGAGATGGGCGCCAACCAAGTCTCTGCGTACGAGGCCGCAGTGCAAGGGCAAATTGACGCGCAAGTCAACCCCTCAACCGCCTCAGGAACTCCTTGGAGCAAACGATGAACGACACCAAAATCACACTTACTGACCTGTCGGTCAATGATGTAAACATACTGCTCTCAGGACTTGGCAAGTTGCCGCTGGACGTTGTGTTTGATGTGTTTATGCGGATTAAGGCGCAGGGCGAAGCACAAATGACTACGCCCGACCCCGCTGCTGAACCCGCTGGCCTGAGCGACTGAGGAGCGCGTCATGCTTGAGCTTGTTGGTGGAGGTGTTCTTGGCTCTGTCCTTGGGGGCTTGTTCCGGCTCGCCCCAGAGGTGCTGAAGTTCTTCGACAAAGCCAACGAGCGCAAGCATGAGTTGGCGATGTTCACGCTGCAAACCGACCTTGAGAAGGTGCGTGGGCAGTTCCGTATGGAGGAGAAGTACGTTGACTACTCCGAGGAACAACTGAAAGCCATCCAATCCGCATTTCGAGAGCAGGCATCCACCGCCAAGGAAGCCGGTTGGTTTGTAGCCGCTGTTTCGGCGCTGGTTCGCCCCGGCATCACTTGGGCGCTGTTTGGCCTGTACGCGTTAGTTAAATTTGCAGGCTTGACGCTTGCTTTGCAGACCGGCGCTCCTTGGCAGGATGTGGTGCTCAAAGCATGGACCGCTGAGGATGCCGGGATGTTGACGATGGTGTTGACCTTCTGGTTCGTTGGACGGGCCATAGAGAAGTACCAGAAATGAAAGAAGCCATTGCAGTTGCCACAGAAGGGCTGATCAAGCCTTTTGAGGGGTATCACAAAAAGATGCCCGATGGCGGCTGCTTGGCTTATCCTGATCCCGGCACGGGGGCAGAACCCTGGACCATCGGCTGGGGCTCAACCGGCCCCGATATTCGCCCGGGCACCGTATGGAGTCTGGAAGCGGCGCAGTCCCGTCTGTCTGCTGAAGTGGTGCACTTCGCGGTCGGAGCGCTTAAACTGTCCCCTAGCCTGAAGGATGCAGTCCCCCGGCAGTTCGCTGCCATTA